GGGGGGTAGAAACTACAGTGTATCATTTTTACCATGTTATCAATAATTCGTACATTATTATTACTTTTTATTACATTTTATTGTTGACATAATTTTAAATTGCGGTATAATTACCTTATAGTAATTCTTTAAGGATTAATTCTTAAAGGAATAGTATATAAATACTATTACTACTAAATATACTTAGTAAGTAATAGTACTTAAAGTAATCCTTTAAGGATGGTGTGATTTTTTTTCACTGTCGTACCTAAAAAGGGTTGACTTCCCCCCAAACTAACGTATAACTAAGGACACTGACTTGCCACAAATGTACACTAGTGACAATGTAATAGAAGAATTTTACAAAGCTCTAGCAAATCAAGACGAAAACAAACTCCGTAGGGTACACATCCCTAGATCTGATGTGTTCTACGTAAGAGAAAAGATATTTAATGACACAGGTGTTAAGTATACACTTGATCACGTTGAGAGAGCTATGTATTTAGAAGGTCACCTAGAGGCAAGAGATGTTTTTAAACCCAGAAGTAAGAGAGATTGGGAATGACTTCATTTGAAGAAGCTGATAACAACGGTAGTGGTTCGATTGAGAAGCATGAATGGGATTTATTACTATTAGAAGACAAGCGCAGAAGAATTGAAGACGAAGAGGGATTTATTACTATTAGAAGACAAGCGCAGAAGAATTGAAGACGAAGACGCCCATAGGGACCAGACTCGCAAGATGGCTTGGTTTGCTTTATGGGGAATGTTACTTTACCCCTTGGGAGTGGTCTGTACAAGCTTACTTGGTTTGGATAACGCTTCGTCAATTATNGGCAGTATGGCCTCCATTTACTTTGTGTCTGTTGCTGGCGTGGTATCTGTCTTCATGGGTGTTACCAACCTAGCTAAGAAACTACCGAGCAAGTAAATGGGTAATAAAAAGGTAGGTAAAAAAACAAATAAAACTACTCAAGCTGGTAGACCTGTATATAAAACTTCTGATGGTGAAATGGTTTCTGAAAAATCTACAACCTTTAAATACAAAGGTCAGTGGATTAATATACCTACAATACACAAGGGTTATAAGTATGGTCAGGCAATGTTAATAAAAATGTTAGACGCAGGAATTATAGAACCTACTAGTACACATGAGAATGAACCTTCTGCAAGTAAGGCTGCTAGAGAAAGAAGTAAAAATTTAAAGTTTAATAAAGGTGGTATGATAGATTATCGTAAGACAGGTTTATTTAAATGATACTAGGACAACTCTTTAATGCAGTGGGTGGTTTAGCTACTACTTACCTAGATGGTAAGGTAGCAGTACAGAAAGCTAATGCAGAAATTAAAGTCAAGCAAGCTACTGGTGAGATTGATTGGGATATAGAAGCAATCAAAGCCACAGAGAATAGCTGGAAAGACGAATGGATTACTTTACTTTTTAGTATCCCATTAATTTTAGCATTTTGTGGGGATTGGGGGAACGATATAGTGCAACGTGGTTTCATTGCTTTAGAAACTATGCCAGCATGGTATCAGTATTCCTTGGGTGGGATCGTTAGTGCAAGCATAGGAATTAGATCTGTATCTAAGTTCTTTGGTAAGAAATGATGTGGGTTTTAGTTTGGCTACAACTTACTTCAGGTATGCCTCTTGATTACTTTCAACTAGGATCGTATGATAATAGAAAAGTATGTGAGCAGCAGAAAGAAAAAGCAGAAGTTATGATTATTCATAATGGTATTTCTGTGCAGTGCATAGGAATAGAAATAAATAAAGGAGAGTAATAATGAGTAGACCTACCCCAATTAAAGCTGGTGCATCTAATCCACCAACACAAAGTTTTGCACCTGTAACCTCTATACGCCCAGTAGTAAGACCATCATCTATTACTGATAAAGCTCATGCAGAAGATGCAATGGCTCGTCAAGCAGCAAGAAATAAAAGACTTAAAGCAGATGCTGACGCTGATAAACGCAGGAAAGATGCAGAGATTGTAGACAAAGCTGTAGGCGAAGCAATAAAGTATAAAAAATAATAAAGGTAGCATAATGGCATTTAAATTATCTAAAAAAAGTCTTGCTAGGTTAGAAGGTGTAGACCCTCAACTAGTAACAGTAGTTAAACTTGCTATTCACAAAACTAAAGTAGACTTTGGTGTAATATGTGGGATGAGAACAATAGAAGAACAAAGAGCCTTAGTTGAGAAAGGCGCAAGTCAAACTATGAAGTCTAAACATTTGGATGGGCTTGCAGTAGACTTAATGGCATTTATTGGTTCTCGTAGTTCTTGGGAACTAAACTTGTATGATGATATTGCTGATGCTATGGCAGAAGCTGCTAGGGAAGTAGATGTTCCTATTCGTTGGGGCGCAGCATGGACAGTTTCAAATATAGCACACTTCCAAGGCGGTAGTATGGAAGATGCAATGAACAGCTACATAGATGAACGAAGATCACAAAAACGTAGGCCATTTATAGATGGACCTCACTTTGAATTAGTGATATAATAAAATTATAACTATAAAATAGTGGTCAACCCACAGAACCAAACAATGTGGTAATACCACAAAAGGATTTTAATCATGGCAACAACTACACTAACAGAAGGCATTGAAGCCTATCAAAGCAATATTACATTTGGTGATGGAATTGACGTAACTGGTACAGGTACTTTTTCTGATAGCATCACAGGTACAGGACTACTACATTCATTTGGTACACGTAAGATTCAAACATTTGTAGGAACTCTTGCAGGTACAGATACAGGCACAGCTTACGCTGATGGTGACGTTCTTGTAGAACTAGGAACACTAGATACTTCAGCCCCTTCAGGCATTGTTGGTGCATCTAAGTTCTTTATTCATCGTGCATTAATTGGTATTACTACTGCTGCAGGTCAGACACTTGTAGGTGGTCTATCTCTTAGTGCTACTTCAGGTACAGCCACTAACAGTGCTGTATCTTCAGGGACAGAAATTGTAGGTGCAGGTGTTGCATCTTTTAACCCTCGTATTTCTGCTACTGACGCAGTAACTGAAATTGATTTAAACTATGGTGCAACTGCAGGTTTGTATCATATTTTTAATCCTAATGTTAATGCGGCTATTGCAAGCAAGTATCTATACGCCTTTACTACAACTACTTTAAATGCTGATGCTTCTGCAGGACGATTTACTGTAGAGCTAGAATACTCAGTGTATTAAGGGGATAACCAATGGTTGATCAAGCAGCATTGGTAGGAGAACACTTAGGGTGGGCTGTAGAAGATGCAGTTACTCTAGGTGATACTGCTACTACACACGTAGTTTGCACTAACGCTAAGATGGTGCTTATTGAAACAAGTCATGCTTTAGACATTGGGTTTGCAGCAGCGGAGGCTGATATCACTGATAATGATATTATGCTTCCTGCTGGTGTACACTCTCTTGTAGTACCTAAAGCTATAGGCAATGCTACTATTCTAAACTATAGACGGGGCAGTAGCACAAGTACATTAGTACGTGTGATTTTATCGTAAAACAAAGTATCCCCGTTGTGTAATAAATACATGACGGGGTTATAATTTTAATTTAACCTAGAGGAATATAAGATGGCTAAAGAGCCTAGAAAACAAAACGATATATCAAAATTAATAAAACTTTTATTTAGTTCTAAAGGTATGAAAGTTTCAGACAAAGTAAGAAAAGATATTAGTGATTTAGTAGAAAAGGAATTAGGAAAGGGTAAAGGTAAACCTATGGCTGAAGGAGGATTAACTAAAATGCCGATGACTACAAAGAATGGTAAGAAAGTTCCTGCCTATGCTGCTGACGGTGTTGGCAAAATGAATAAAGGTGGAATGGCTAAGAAAAAACCAACAGCTAAGATGATGGCTGGCGGCATGGCTAAAAAGAAACCAGCTGCTAAGATGATGGGCGGTGGTATGTCCAAGTCTAGTGGTTACATGTATGGCGGTATGGCTAAGAAAAAACCTGCAGCTAAAAAGAAATAATTCGTAGGAATTAATCATGTCTACTATCCCAGAACGAGTAAAGAGTAAGATGAAAGAAGAGGGGCTTAAGGGTGTTAATAAACCTAAGAGAACCCCTAGTCATAAAACTAAGTCTCATTGCGTAATGGCAAAAGAAGGAGACACTTACAAATTTATTCGTTTTGGGCAACAAGGTGTAAGTGGTGCAGGTAAAAATCCTAAGAGTCCAAAAGATAAAGCACGTAAGAAAAGTTACTATGCAAGACACGATGCTCAAGATTCTAAGCCAAGTAAACTTTCAGCTAGGTATTGGTCACACAAAGTAAAGTGGTAAATTATTATATAGAGGAATAACAAATGGCAAAAGAATCCCTAAGAGAATATTTAAATAGAAAAATAAAATCAAAAGGCTCCAGCTTATCTAAAGAAAAAGAAAAAGCTAGTAAGTATAAATCTATTGCTGCAGCTAAAAAAGCAGGTTCACTCTACTATACAAATAAAGATGGTAAGGTAATGGCTGCTGTATATGCAGAAGACTTAAAAGAAAAATTAGGTGCTGGTAAAATACCTAAAGTTACTTCATCAGTATTACCCGCTGATGCTTCTTCTAATACAAAAAAATCAAAAAGAACTATAGTACGAAGAAGAAAACCCGGAGGTGTTGATCCTTTAGGATTAGCTGGTAAAAAAACTTATAAAAAAATAAAAAAGAAATAACAATGCATAACGGGGTTGCATACTTATACGTAGTATGCTAATGTAAAACATGGTATAACTGTCTCTGGTAATAAAGGAGATATACCATGTTTAAAAAAATACTAAAATCAATACAACAAACTCAAATGCGTAGAGCAGAATACTGGCAGTTAATGAACATGTCAGATACTTTACTTAAAGATATAGGATTAAGTCGTGGTGAAATTAAAGACAGGTTCTACTACCAAAAAGAAATCAACCGTTAATGCGGCAGGTAACTATACTAAGCCTACTATGCGTAAGCGTATGTTTTCTGCCGTTAAAGCAGGAACAAAAGGTGGAGCAGCTGGGCAGTGGTCGGCCCGTAAAGCACAGCTACTTGCATCACGTTATAAAAAAGCAGGTGGAGGATATAAATCATGAAAGTTGATGCACCTAAAGGCTACCATTGGATGAAACAAAAAGATGGTAGTATGAAAGTAATGAAACATGAAGGTAAGTTTGTAGCTCATAAAGGTGCATCACTTACTGCTAACTTCCCTATTCAAAAGAAACACGATGGCAAAAAGTAAAAGTCAAAAAAGTTTAACTAGTTGGACTAAACAAAAATGGAGAACTAAAAGTGGCAAACCTTCAACACAAGGTCCAAGATCTACGGGAGAACGTTACCTTCCGGCTGCTGCTATTAAAGCTATGGATTCTAAAACTTACAGTGCCTCCTCTGCTAAAAAAAGAGCAGATAAAGCAAAGGGTAAACAGTTTTCTAAACAACCTAAGAAAGCTGCTAAAGCCACTAAACCGTACAGGAAAATAAAATGAAAAAGTATATTAAAAGAGTTTGGTGTGCTATACTCAATCGTAATTGCTCATGCAAGAAATGTGAATGTGAATGAGAAACCTTACAGAAAAACAACAGAAATTTCTTGATGTTCTTTTTGAAGAGGCAAAAGGTGATCCTGCTCAAGCACGTAAACTAGCTGGATATGCAGATACTGTTTCTACTTCTTCTATTGTAAATTCTTTACAAGAAGAAATTGCAGAAAGAACAAAAAGATTTATTTCTACCACTGCAACTAAAGCAGCATACTCTATGAAACAAGTTATGGAAAGTCCTACTGATTTAGGTAACAAAGAAAAAATGGTAGCAGCTAAAGATATTCTTGACCGTGGGGGATTTAAAGCTACAGATAAAGTAGAAGTATCAACCTCTAATCCATTATTTATTTTACCGCCTAAAGATGAGTAGACTAGAAAAAATTTGGCAGTTACCTGCTCCAAGAGAAGATGAAGAGTTTGAGTGGAGATCAGTAGTTAGGGTTGGAAGGCAAGTACCTTTTGGGTATAGCCAAGATCCTAATGATATAGATATACTACGTCCCATATCAAATGAATTAGAACTACTTGAAAAAGCCAAGAAATATCTTAAACAATACAGTTACAGAGATGTATCAGCTTGGTTAAGTGAAGAATCAGGTAGGTATATATCCCATGTAGGGTTAATGAAAAGAGTTAAAATTGAACGAAAGCGTAAGAGAGAAGCTACAATCCAACGCCACCTCGCTGAAAAATACAAAGCGGCCCTCGAAAAAGCAAAGAAACTCGAAGAAGAAAGACTTGGTGGAAAAGATCTCAAGTCCAGTACAGGTAACACAGACAGAAGAGTTGCCTGAACAAGATATAATTTTTAAACCTAACCCCGGACCGCAAACAGATTTTCTAGCTTCCACAGAACAAGAGGTACTATATGGTGGTAGTGCTGGGGGTGGAAAGAGCTATAGCTTAGTTGCTGATCCTGTTAGATATTTTTCTAACCCTAATGCTAGTATGCTATTAGTAAGACGTAGTACAGAAGAACTAAGAGAACTTATTTCAGTTTCCAAACAGTTATACCCAAAGGCTGTACCCGGAATAAANTTTATGGAANGAGATAAGACTTGGGTAGCACCATCAGGTGCAACACTCTGGATGTCATACCTTGATAGGGATGATGATGTTATGAGATACCAAGGACAAGCCTTTAATTGGATTGGCTTTGACGAGCTAACTCAATGGCCTAGTCCATACCCGTGGAATTATATGCGCTCAAGATTACGTACTACTAGAGACAGTGGCTTACCTTTGTACATGAGAGCAACAAGTAACCCCGGAGGGCCGGGACATCAATGGGTTAAAAAAACTTTTATTGACCCTGAAATACCTAAAAAATCTTTTTGGGCTACTGATATTGACTCAGGTGAAGTAGTAACTTGGCCTAAAGGGCATAGCAGACAAGGTGAACCTTTATTTAAACGCAGGTTTATTCCTGCTACTTTATTTGATAACCCTTACCTTTCAGATGATGGTATGTATGAAGCTAACCTTCTGTCGTTACCTGAACATCAAAGAAGGCAACTACTTGAAGGTGATTGGGATATTAATGAAGGGGCAGCATTCCCAGAGTTTAATCGTAAGATACATGTAATAGAACCTTATGATATACCTAGTAGCTGGGTAAGATTTAGAGCCTGTGACTATGGATACGGATCTCATACTGGTGTCGTATGGATGGCAGTAAGTCCTGCAGAACAAATTATTGTATACAGAGAAATGTATGTAAGTAAAGTTATTGCTACTGATCTAGCTGATATGATAATAGAAGCAGAACAGGAAGAAAAAATAAGATACGGAGTACTTGACTCTTCATTGTGGCATAATCGTGGTGATACTGGACCTAGCCTAGCAGAACAAATGATTAGAAAAGGTTGCCGTTGGAGGCCATCTGATAGATCAAAAGGATCTAGGGTATCTGGTAAAAACGAATTACACAGACGATTACAAGTAGATGAGTTTACTGAGGAACCTAGACTTGTTATGTTTAGTAGTTGTAAGAATTTAATATCTCAATTACCTGCATTACCTTTAGATAAAAATAACCCTGAAGATGTTAATACAAACTCTGAAGACCACTTATACGATGCTTTACGATACGGAATTATGACAAGACCTAGAAGTAGTTTATTTGATTTTAATCCTACAGCTAATTCAGGATTTCAAATAAGTGATCCTACTTTCGGATATTAAGGAAATAATATGGAAGAAGAATTTGAAGAGACTATGGACTCAACAGAGTCTAAAGCTTTAGAAGATACTGAAGAAGATTCTTATGATGACCCTCATGCTGGAACTATTGTTGGGCTAGTTAAAGATAAATTTTCTAAAGCTTCTACAGCTAGAGATACTGAAGAACGTAGATGGATTCAAGCTTATAGAAACTATCGTGGTTTGTATGGACCTGATGTACAATTTACTTCTACAGAAAAATCAAGAGTCTTTGTCAAAGTAACTAAAACAAAAGTACTTGCTGCTTATGGTCAGATTGTAGAAGTATTATTTGGTAATAATAAATTTCCAATTACTATTGAACCTACTACCTTACCAGAAGGTGTAGCAAGTTCAGTACATTTTGAAAGTGATAAACAACTTCAAGATGCTACAAAAGATACAGGAGAAAAACCTGAACTTCTTCCCGGTGAAACAATCCCTCAACTACAAGAACGTCTTGCAGGACTTAAGGATAAATTAGAACCTGTTATGGATATTCTTAAAGAAGGTCCGGGAACTACTCCTACTTCAATAACAATACACCCTGCAATGGTAGCAGCAAAGAAGATGGAAAAGAAAATTCATGATCAGCTAGAAGAATCAAATGCAAATAAACAACTACGTGTTGCTGCTTTTGAATGTGCATTATTTGGCACAGGAGTTATGAAGGGTCCATTTGCAATAGACAAAGAGTATCCTAACTGGTCTGAAGAAGGTGAGTACACCCCCACTATAAAAACTATTCCTCAAACTTCTTCTGTATCTATATGGAACTTCTATCCAGACCCTGATGCAATGAACATGGATGAAGCTGAATATATAATTGAACGTCATAAAATGTCTCGTTCACAAATAAGAGGTTTAAAGAATAGACCTTTCTTTAGATCAAACTCTATTGACCTTGCTATTTCTATGGGAGAATCCTACACTAAAGAGTGGTGGGAGCAAGCTATGGAAGATGATGCCAATGAAGCAAACTCACAACGTTTTGAGGTTTTAGAATTTTGGGGTAATGTAGATACAGAAATACTTCAAGAACATGATGTTGATATACCTAAAGAGTTAAAAGATTTTGATCAAGTAAGTGTAAATATTTGGGTTTGTAATGATCAAGTACTTCGTCTTGTAATGAATCCGTTTACTCCTTCACTCATACCTTACTATTCAGTTCCTTATGAAATAAACCCTTATAACATATTTGGTGTTGGTCTTGCTGAAAACATGGATGACACTCAAACTCTTATGAATGGTTTTATGAGGATGGCAGTTGACAATGCTGCGTTATCTGGTAATATGCTTATAGAGGTAGACGAAACAAACTTAGTGCCGGGGCAAGATCTTTCTGTGTATCCCGGTAAAGTCTTTAGGCGTCAAGGTGGCGCACCCGGACAAGCTATTTTTGGAACTAAGTTTCCTAATGTATCTAATGAGAACATGCAGATGTTTGATAAGGCAAGGGTTCTTTCAGATGAGTCTACAGGCTTCCCATCCTTTGCACATGGTCAAACAGGT